AGAAGATTGAATTTTGCCAAACCCAACCTGTTTTGGTTGGCGGGTGCTACCGTATGGTTCGCAACCCTTGGTCTGCTATCTCAAAAGATTGCCTCACACTTTTGCCTGTTGACACTCTTGAGCAATTCAATACCTGGCGTGATGCCATTGGCACATGTGGTCTTGAACTCACTCGTGGCGTCCCAGTCTGGGAATCTTTTTATCGGACGCTACAAAACACTGGTGACAAAATTGGCGGTTTGGATCGCATTCGTGATTCGGGATTAGGGTACATGGCCCGTGGTGTTAAGGCTGCAATGGTGGACGACGATAGTCGATATAGCTTCTGGCTTGCGTTCAACATTGACCCTGACCTACAGGTGCTCATGGAAAATTCCTGGCCTGCGATCACGTTCGATCCCGAACCCCAAATGATTAACATCAAACATATCAAACACTTTACAGAGAACCCATTACGATGGCTCCAACGCGCAACAATCGGCTAACGTCGAAAACCATGAGGCAAGTCCTCCGTCCCGTACCAATCCCGTCACAACGCACTCGGGTTCCAAAGATGGACCGAGACTCTTCGATGGTGGTATCTCGCTTTTTCGCAGATTCCATCGTTACACAAGTAGCAGCACAGATTTTCACCTCGACATACCTCGCGCCAGCACTAAATCCGGTCAACGACCCTGGTGGCGCTGTTATTAGGAATTATTCTGAGTACAAAATGCGCAATGCTACTTATACATATACCCCATTAGTTGGGACAACCACACCAGGCATTGTTTGGTCTGCTTACTTTGATAATCCTGAAGTTATCTTCAAGATTAAGACAGCTGTCTACACCCTTGGACAAGTATCTGCGTTGGTGCAGAACTGCCCCGGCGCTGTGTGTTCACCTGCGTGGCAGACACATGAAGTACGTGCCAGCATGGTTTCCCGACGCAAGTGGTACACTGTTGATTCCACTGCCCCCAGTGATCAGGATCGTGCTGATCTCAGTGTCCACGGGTTATTTGTCACGATTACAGTCTCGTGTCCACTTAACACCGCAGTCGGTGTGACGACGGTTTCGTACGCGGCCGAAGGGCATCGCTTACAGACGGCAGCAGTGAGTGGTATTTGATACCCTTGCTGGCTGTTTAGGCCGGTCGTATTAGTTTCGTTACTACGGGACAGCATGTGTTGGTCGCCAAGCCAACGCCTCAAAGGACGGATATGTCACTGTCAATGACTAACCTTTGTATCATGCGAGTAACAACG